CCACTTTAAAACCGATGGATTCTTATCACACCAGTTTGCAAACATGGTTTCCCACGAGGATCGCATAATTACATTTGTAGGATCCCCAGTATATTTTTCAGGAAAAACTGGAACGAACTTTCTTTTGTGGAACATAAATAAGTGTTAGAGATAAATAAACCCAACTTTATTTAGGGTAAAGGGTCAAAATGGCACAAGAAACAATCAAAGATAACAAAGAACCAGCAGCTGCTCCGAATGCTCCAAATTTATATGTTGGAAGAGGTGGTGCTACAGCATTCAATTCTAATTCATATAGCATTGATAACTACATGTATCCCGAAGATCTTATGTCTAATACTGCTAGTTACGGTGGAAACTACGCTGTTTTCTATATCAATGTATCCACAGATTCTAAACTATTCAATGATGGATCAGTAGAAACAGTTAATGACACAACCCCAAGAGATCGTGGAGATCTTATCGGACAGAATTTAAGTAAAGCTGGATTGGTTGGTGCAAATGCTATCGTAAATACTATTGGTGGTGCAATTGCTGGAGGATTACAAGGAGCAGCAACTGCCAATATTGCTACTTTAGGTGTTGGTGCTGCAGTCACTAGAACTGAAGCAGCAAGAGCAAATCGTCCACAGAAAAGACTAAAGACTGCTATTGCTCTTCATATTCCAAGTCAGTTATCTATTCGTTACGGTATGCAGTGGTCTGAAGACGACACATCATTATTAGCAATGGCTGCAGCAGGTGGCGAAGAAGTTATTAAGGCACTTCAATCTGGTGGTAAGAACTCAGATGTTAAAGGTGTTGGTGCAGACATTATCGCTAACCTAGCACTATCAAAAGGTCCAAACGCTGGTGGAAATTCTGCTGCACTTGGACTTGCAGGCAACCCAAAGAAAGAACAAGTATTTAAGGGTGTTGATTTTAGAACATTTACTTTTGATTATCAGTTCTTTCCAAGAAGAGCAGAAGAAGCAGAAAATGTATTGAGAATTATTAAAGAGTTTAAGTATCACATGCACCCAGAGTTTAAAGATAGCAATAACTTTCTTTATATCTACCCATCAGAGTTTGATATTTTCTACTATCAGGGTGGTCAAGAGAATATAAATCTGCATCGTCACACATCATGCGTTCTAACTGAAATGAATGTTAATTATACACCTAATGGAACATTCACTACATTTGCAAATGGCATGCCAACACAAATTAATGTAACATTGGCTTTCCGTGAACTTGCACTACTAACAAAAGACAAAGTCAAGGATGGTATGTAATGTATTTTAAAGACTTCCCAAAATTTCTTTACGAATTTAAAGTAGGCTCTAACAATCAGACTACGGTTGTTTCTGATATAACTCGTAACATTCGCTTCCGCAGAGATTTGCTGGCAAATGTTACAGTTTATGATGAATATGATATTATGGATGGTGAAACTCCAGAGATTGTTGCTGAAAAGATTTACGGTAATGCAGAGTATCACTGGATTATCATGTTGGCAAATGATCGTTATGATTACCTAGAAGACTTTCCATTATCATCATATGAACTAGAGAGAGACATTGCTGCTAAGTATCCAAATAATGTATATGGCACTCATCACTATGAAGATGCCGATGGATATGTAGTTAATTCTACTGAGACTGGAGCTGTGTCAGTTTCTAACTATGAATACGAAAACAGAAGAAACGAAGCCAAGCGTAGAATTAAAATAGTTTCTCCGAATTTAATTGGAACTATCCTAAGAAACTTTAAAGAATTGTTATAATGCAATCTAGTAAGATACTGCGTTTTGCTGGCGATGTCAGCATTGATAAAGCACTGATTAACAACCCGAAAGGATTCTTTCAGGATATCGCTGCTCAGGTGATTAATATTCAGTTTTATGAAGATCTATTTTCCCCATTTATCACAGGTAGTCTAATCGTCAAAGAATCATTAGACTTAGTCAACCTGTTTCCATTCATTGGTGAGGAATTCTTAGAATTAGAAATCAGCACACCTGCTTTGGATGGACCAACTTTAACTGGTAAATATTACATTTACAAATTATCCGATCGTGACTTAGTTGGGGATCGTCAGGTAGTTTACCAATTACACTTTATTTCTGTTGAAGCCATTGTAGACTTAAACAAGAAAACAAGTAAAGGTTTTAATGGTAAAATTTCTGACTTGGTTAAACAGTTTCTTGAAGACCAAAGTGTTGGACTAGAAACAGAAAAGAAAACATTCATTGAAGAAACATCCAATAATGTCAAGTACATTTCTAATTATTGGACTCCAGTTGAGAACCTAATCTTCTTACAGAATCGTGCAACAAATAGTAACAATGTACCAAACTATATTTTCTTTGAGAATCGTGATGGATTCTATTTTACTAGTCTAGAAAAACTTTATCAAAATAACACTTATCAAAAGTTTGTTTACGACAGATATACTCGTGACGATAGACCGATGGGTGGAAGTATTAAGAACATTGAAGAAGACTACAAAAGAATTAACACTATTACTATTCCTATTGGTTACGATTATATGGATCGTATTAGCAATGGTATGATTTCTTCTCGCTTGATCACTTATGATTTAACCACTAAACAATACTCTGCTCAAATTTATGACATGTTTACTAATTTTGATAAGCAGAAACACTTAAATCCAAACCCAATCAATTCCAAGAAAGCCATCTGGCGATCTAATGCTATGATTTTCAACATGACGAAATATCATAGTAACTTTACTGGATTTGGTGACGCAACGAATACAAAATACATTCAAGAGAGATATTCTCTAATGAAGTTAGCTGAAGCAAACAAACTTCAGATTACAGTTCCAGGAAGAACTGATTATACTGTTGGACAAGTTGTAGAAGTTCAATTGAATCGTATTGAACCATTCAGCAAAAAAGAAACTGATACAGATGATCAGATGTTCTCTGGTAGATATCTTATTGCAGCTATTAATCACTATGTTGATAGAGAGCGACACGAGTGTAACTTAGAATTGATAAAAGAATCATCATTACTTAATATGGAGAAGGAACAATAATGGAATTTTACTATGGTGTTGTAGAGAATCGTGATGACCCATTAAAACTTGGTCGTTGCCAAGTTCGTATTGTTGGCTTACATACTCACGACAAATCAATCCTTCCAACTGTTGATTTACCATGGTCGTATCCAGTACAACCAGTAACATCTGCAGCGATGAACGGAATCGGTTGGTCTCCAACTGGACCAGTTCCTGGAACCAGTGTTATTATCGTATTTGCTGATAAAGATAAACAACAGCCACTAATGTTTGGTACAGTTGGTGGTATTCCTCAGTCTAAAGCTGCAGCAGTTGCAGCAGAGGATGGTGGTAATATTGTTACAGATGGTGGAGCAATTCGCACATCTGATGGACAACCAGTTAAGAATAAAGACGGTAGTGATTTAACTATTAGTAATCAGGCAGGTGCTGTAACAAAACAAGTTGAACAACAAATCAACAATGTTAAAAATAAAGCAGTGGCACTTGCCAAGTCTATTCTTGGAATTGATTTAAACAATTTATTTGGTGGCGGTGGTGGTACAGCCGAAATGTTACCACTTCCAGTTGAAGGTGCAGACCAAGAAACTAAACCAACAGTTATTCCAAAAGTTGTTGCAAAAGAAGAATCTAGAATTGATTCTCAACCAACTCCAGGTAAAGCAGATCAGAAAGTATTGAATACTCCTGTCACTATTAAACCAATGCCCAAATATGTACGCAAGGGTGAAGAAGGTAAAGCACAAGCAGGATGTCAAGCAATTATTGCAGCATGCGATAGAGTTGGTTTAACTAGTAAGTACGCTAAAGCATCTATTCTTGCTATTGTTGGTGGAGAATCAGCATGGGTTCCAAGAGATGAGGGGCATGTCTATAATAACCCACAATCACTACTAAACATTTTCCCAAGTGTATTTAAAGGTGACTTAACATTAGCGAGTGCTTACTCTGCAGGCAAGAAAACTAAAGAAGAATTCTTTGAATTTATTTACGGATTCAAATTTCCAAAAGGACAAGGTCTTGGAAATAAACTAGAAGGTGATGGTGGAAAATACTTTGGTCGTGGCTTCAATCAATTAACTGGTAAAGCTGGATATAAACAAGCACAGGATAAACTAAAAGCATACGGTAAGAATGTAAACTTACTAACAAACCCAAGTCTATTAAATACTGACTTAGAAGTTGCTGCCTTGGCATGTGTTATTTTCTACAAAGAAAATGTCAAACACGATATGAATGATCCAGGATATTTTAAAGCAGCAAGAGATAGAACTGGAGCAGATGCTGGTGGTGGTTACGCTAAGAAAGAAACCATGTATCAGTATTTCTTGGGTGAAGGTGTATTGGGCGATTCTACTATCCGTCCATCAGCTGAAGACGGAACAGGTAAAATATACAGCGAACAAGAAGTTGCGCATCTACCTCCAGAACAACAAGCTGCATTATTAGAAAATCGTGCAGAGAATTCAACTATTGGTTTTAAAGATCCAGGTGGTAAGTATCCACTTCGTGAACTACTAAATGAGCCAGATACAAATCGTCTTGCTCGTGGTGTTATTAAAGATACCTCGATTGCTTATAAAGATCAAACACGAACAACTGGTATTCCTGGACCATTTAAATCATCATGGGAACAACCGATTGCTCCATATGGTGGTCGTTATCCATACAACAAAGTTATGGAAACTGAGTCTGGTCATGTGATGATGTTTGATGATACGACAGGACATGAGACAGTTTCCATCTATCACCGTAAAGGATCTTTCCTTGATATAGATTCTAACGGAACACAAGTTAATAAAATCGTTGGTGATGGATATACCATTTACGATCGTAACGGACTGATTTATATTGCAGGTAAGTGTAATCTTACTGTTGGTAACTCTGTCAATATTATGGTTCTTGGAGATGCAAATATTGAAGTCAATGGTGCAACTAATGCTATCCTACATGGACAAACTGACATTGGAGTTGGTGATGATCTAAAGTTAGCTGTCGCTGGAGACTTTACTCTACAAGTTGGTGGTAATTTTAAGACTACTGTTGGTCGTGACTTTGAAGTTAATGCTGCTGGTACTCCAGTTACTGAAGAAAATAAAGATGAAAGTACTGATCCAGATGCAACTTTACTTGGTGGTAATATCTACTTGAATAGTGGAGCAAGCACTAAGATTCAAGCCACAAAGAATATCACTGCTCGTGCAGAAGGTTATGTTGCCATGGAAGCAACTGGAGAGTTCTCTGCTTTATCTGGCGAGAATATGTTATTGACTGCTGGCGCAGAAATGAATATTGCTGCAAGTGATAATGTTAATGTTGATGGTTCTGAGTTTCATGGACAAGAAGGATCTGCCGCAGAAGCAGATGTTGTATCTACTTTTGTTGCTGCAGCATCTGCTATTGAATATCCAGCAAAGGCAACTGCTAAACAAGACGCATACGAATTGTTTACAACTCCTGTTCGCCCAGCACCATCTGTTGATGCAAAACTAGACATGGAAGCGATGGATGATTTCTACGCTAATCCAGATAAATATTACGATCCAGCAGCAGAAGCTGGTGGTGTTAATGCTACTCGTCCACCACAACCAGATATTGGAGATAAAGGATTATCACTTCCTCCAACTGGACAGGCTGAAGGTGATATTGCTGCATTCTTGAGTACTCAGTTATCCAAAGCCAAAGAAGGATATTGGGCTGAGACAGGTATGAAGGGTGGACCAAGTAATGCAAATATTCTAGCCATGTGGAAAGATATTGGACTTGCCTCAGTTGGAACCAACGATCAAGTTCCATGGTGTATGTGTTTCATAAACTGGACTCTAAAACAATGCGGATATCGCTATGTTCAAACTGCTCGTGCATTTGACATTCGTGATAAACCACAGCGTTGGAATGCCACTAAAGTATCTACTCCTCAGCCTGGAGATGTTATCGTCTGGAAATATAGCCATGTAAACTTTGTCTGGAAGTTTGAAAATGGTAAGATTTATCCAGTTGGTGGTAATCAGGGTGGTGGTAAGGTTTCCAATAATAACCCAACAGGTGGTTCTGTAACTCAGAGTTATGTTAATGGAGTTTCTCCATCGCATCCAGATATTGTTGGTATCTTTAGACCAAGTAAAGCGTAAGGTGAACCATGCCATGGATTCCAGGATCAACTGATCTTAATCAGCCAGAAGAATTGGCTGTTAAGCAGAACTTTTCTTATGGTATACAATACATAGATTCAGTAACAGCTGCACCTCGCCCTGTGAATTTAACAGCAACGACGCAGTCTTTTTCTAGCATTATTTTAATTAACGGAACTTCTGCAGCGATATCTGGAAGCTATCCTTATACTTTTGACCAGAGTGTTATAAAATATAAAGAGATCGCAAACGATAATTCTTCTATTCGAACTATCACACAAGGAAGTATAATAAGTGATATTTGGGATGAATTAGATCAAGGTAGAGTTTATGCTATGACATCCTTTAAAGCAGATAGAACACTTTTTCATTATTATTATTACACAGCTTTAGCAATTGACAGTATGCTTGGTCTACAGACTATAACATATAAAGTCACTTTGACTAACTTTTGGGATGTGGGTAAAGCACTATTTAAACAAGCAGTCGATAATCAAAAGGAAGGTAAATAATGCCTGGAGTCGCTACATCAAGTACATCTTCTACTGGTCACGCATGTTTCCCTCCAACTAACTCGCAGGGACCATACGCATCAACTGCTTTCTTTAATGGAAATGCGGTTCAGTTAGTTGGTAAAACCAGATACATTCAGCATAACTGTGGTAAAACTATTCACCCAGCTGCAGCAAGGGTTATTTCTAGTGGATCGAGCACTTTCTTTTTTGAGGGAAGTCGAGTTGCCAGAATTGGAGATAATATCGCTTGCGGAGATATGATTGCCGAAGGATCCTCAGACGCATTTGTAGGATAGATACCTAAATAAGAATATGGCACGAAATACAAGAATTTATTCAGACTTAGACTTCAACTTTACTGCTCACCCAGTGACGAAGGATGTAGTCCGCAGATACGACGAGAATGCAGTGAAAACTGCACTAAAAAACTTAATTCTAACTAGAAACTATGAGAGACCATTTCATAGTGAAATTGGTTCTCCCATTCGTGCATTACTATTTGAACCAGCTTCACCGATGCTTAATGTCACGCTGAAGCGAGCCATTATTGATGTGGTAAACAACTTTGAACCAAGAGTAGTGCTAACAGATGTTCAGGTAAACAGTAGCCCAGATACAAACTCAGTTTATGTTACTATTTACTTTAAATTACAGAATACTGAAAGACCTCTAACATTAGAATTAACATTAGAGAGAACCCGATAAATGGATAATAAGAAAATCGTAGTTTCTGAGTTGGATTTTGATCGAATCAAAGCCAACCTTAAAACATTTTTACAAGGACAGTCCGAGTTTTCAGACTATGACTTTGAAGGTTCTGCGTTATCAGTCCTTCTAGACATCTTAGCTTACAACACTCACTATAACGCTGTTTACACCAACTTGGCTGTGAACGAAATGTTCCTTGATTCTGCTCGTAAGCGTAACAGTGTGGTTTCATTATCTAAGATGCTTGGATACTTACCACAGTCAGTTACTGCTCCTACTGCAATTGTTGATGTTTCAGTTAGCGCAGTTACTGGTAACCCTACTTCTTTAACACTACCTGCATACTCTGCATTCTTTACTCGTGTTGACAATGTTCAGTACAATTTCTATTCTAGGGATGCCATTACAGTAGTTCCAGTTGCTGGTGTTTACACATTTAATGATGTTGCCCTAACTGAAGGTAAACCACTAAACTTTACATATACTGCTGGTGATGGTGTTCTTTATAAGATCCCTAATACTAATGTAGATATTGACACGCTGACAGTTCGTGTTCAGGAAAACCCTGGATCAGCTGCATATACAAGTTACACATTTGCTGATAATATTGCCGAAGTTGGTCCTCTAACTCGTGCTTATTTCTTAAAAGAAATTGATGATGGTTTGTTTGAAGTATACTTTGGAGATGGGATTGTAGGTTATAAGCCATCAAATGGTAATGTGGTTTCTTTAAACTACTTTACTACAAATAAAGAAGCAGCAAATGGCGCAAGAGTGTTTACTTACAATGGATCATCCTTAAATGGTTCTGTCACAGTTAATACAGTTTCCATTGCTGATGGTGGAGCAGAAGCAGAGTCAATAGATTCTATTAAATTCAATGCACCTAAAAATTACTCAGCACAGAATCGTGCAGTAACTGCGGATGACTATAAAGTTATTCTACCGCAAGTTTTTGCCAATGTGGAATCAGTAAATGTTTGGGGTGGAGAAGATAATAGTCCTCCAATTTATGGTAAGGTGTTTATTTGTATTAAGCCAAGATCTGGTGAAACACTTACCAATGCTACCAAAGATTCTATCAAGAATACTATTCTTAAAGGCAAGAATGTTGTGTCAATTATCCCTGAGATTGTTGACCCACAATACCTTTATATTAAACTCGATACAACTGTTTACTATAATCCGCTAGCAACCAATAACAATGAAGAAACGATTAAGACCTTAGTCCGTCAGATAATTTCAGATTACAATGACTCTGATCTTAAAAAATTCGATGGTATGTTTAGATTCTCAAAACTATCTCGTTTAATCGATGCATCAGAAGATTCTATTCTAAGCAACATTTCAACATTGACGCTAGTTCGTTCTATTACTCCAACAATCGGTACTGGTACATCATATGTTATCGGTATTGAAAATCCAATTTCTAACGCAGGTGTTGCTGAAAATGCAGTTCTTTCTGATGGGTTTATCGTTGATGGTACTGCAGAAACTGTTTACTTAGAAGATGATGGTGTTGGTAATCTTCGTTTATTCTACTATGCAAGTGCGAATACTAAAAGATATGTAAATACAAATCAAGGAACAGTAGATTATACTAAAGGGATTATCACTGTTAATGATATTAATATTACATATGCCAATAACAATAGACTAACATTTACTATCAAACCACAATCTAACGATATCGTATCAGTTAGAAGTCAGTTAGTTATGATAGCTGAAGAGCAATTAACTATTAATGCAATTGCCGATAGCGTTGCAACTGGTTCTTCTTCTGGTGGCACTAACTACATCTTCACTCCAAGTCGTAACTAATGGCACTCGTAAAAACAAAAGTTTCTACAGTTGTATCTAAACAACTCCCTGAGTTTGTTCGTGAAGACAATGCTCAGTTCGTTGCTTTTCTAGAAGCATACTATGAGTTTTTAGAACAAACAAATAAAAGAAACTTAGAATCATTAAGAGATGTTGACGATACTGTCGATTCATTTATTCAGTATTTTAAAGATGAGTTGATGCCACAACTGCCACAAGCAGTGTTATCGGATAAGCGTTATCTTGCGAAACAAATTAAAGAAGTCTATCGTTCCAAAGGTACAATTAAATCATACGAATTTTTATTCAGATTACTGTTTAATGAAACTCCTGAACTCTATTTCCCTAAAGTCGATATGCTTCGACTATCAGATGGTAAATGGGATCAAAGTAATGTTATTCGTGCTGTTCAAATTACAGGTGAGTCTTTTAACTTAGTTGGTCAAACAATCACGCAAGGAAATGCACGAGCATCTGTTGAATCTGTTATTAAATTTCAAGTTGGCACTTCTACTATTGTTCAGCTAACATTGAACGAAGCCAGTATTGTTGGAACATTTAACTTTACTGATAATATTAGCGGTTTTGATAATATCAATAACTCTGTCATTAGACTAGATGTTGTTCCAGTTGTTACTAATTTTAATGTCGTTCAATCTGGATCTTATTACAGTGTTGGTTCTCCATTAAATTTAATTTCTGGTACTGGTACTGATGCACAGGCTGAAGTACAAAATATTGGCTATGGTTCGATTACAGATATTGTTATTGATACTCCTGGATCGGGATATACTCTAGGAGCAGAACTATTATTCAATAATGCTGATGCAGGTGATATTGGGGACTCTCTAGTTTCGGCAAGAGCAGTTATCACTGATATTAACTTAGACTCAATATTAATGGAAGACGGATCTTATCTGTTACAGGAAGATCTTTCCCAACTTGATATTGAAACTGCCACAACTGGTGGTATCAAAAAAGTCGAACTAATTACTGGTGGTGCTTACTACAGAAAACTTCCAACAGTCACTGCTTCTGGTGGTGTTGGTGCCAAATTACTTGCCATTGGTGAGGATGTTGGTCGAATCACAAAAATTGGTATTACAAATCCAGGAACTGGATATGAAACTTCTCCAATTGCCACATTTCCAAATAACCTTGTGGTTAAGGGTGTAACTGGTTCGTTTGCTGCTGGTGATACAATCACTGCTGTTACTCAAACTCTTGCATTAGAATCAGATATTGAGTCAGAACTAATTTTAGAATCTGGCGATAGAATTATTTTAGAAAATCAGCAAGTTCCATCTGGTGTAATATCAAGTTTTGATACTAGTAGAAACTTAATGACATTATTTCCATGTTCTGATAGAATCGTTTTGGTTCAAGAAGATGGCAGTGGGTTGCTTGATGAAGATGGTAAATATTTTGTTAATGAGATTTCTGGAGAATTCCAGATTAATCAAACTATTACAAATACTGCAGGTGCAACAGCAAAAATTGTTACTAATGCATCTAGGTCTCATGGTGAGGCACAAGGTGTTATCGGTGCAGTAGGTAAAACACTTGGTAAGTTTATTAATGCTGATGGTAAGGTTTCTGAGTCTTCTAAAAAGATTCAAGACAGCTTGTATTATCAAGAATACTCATATGTTGTTAAAGTTGGTCAGTCTATCGACAAATATCGTGAAGCAGTCAAGAAACTTCTACATCCAGTAGGTTTAGCTCTATTTGGTGAGGTTCGTGTTCAATCTCAAGTTGAAGCACCAACTAATGTAACTATTGATGTTTCAGAGTTGCTTAGTATTATTCGTATGTTCATTAATATGAAGATGCGTGCAGTTGGTAACTATAGAACGGCTTTTGAAAGCGATCCAACATTAGATAAAGAACAAGTGACCCTAATTATCACTGATTTCTTATCAGCGCATTTAGCTGTTCTTTCTGTACCATCAGAGTTCTTGCCTGTTATCAATATTCCTAACTTAACTCCAGCAGAAGTTCATTTACTGGATCTAAGAGCAGAAGTTGGAGAGACATACAAAACTATTATCTGGGAAACTCTATCTCAAGATCCAACTACAATTGCTGAGGCAGTTGCTAGAATAGAAATGCTTTCTAAACCATCTGTTGGAACTAGAGTTTTTGGAACTAATTATGGATGGTTAGAAAAGTGGAAATTTACTATACCACCATATACAGCTGGATCTAAACAGAGCATAGGTGTATATACCAACGCTTGGACTCAAGATTATGATGCTCCAAATGAAGGTTACTGGAACACATACGCAAACACACAAATTAAGGATTTTGGCGATATTATCATCGGGGATGTTATAAATAATCCTAATAGAAGAGCAAACTTTGCGCAAGAAGCGTATATTGACATCATTAAGTTAGATGTTACACATACAATGGATTCAGGTATAGGATTAATGGATTCTAGCCTACTAACAATGGATAATTCTGATACTACTGGGGTATCTTTCGATAGCAGTGGATCAGTAAGAATAGACAATACATCGATCACATTTGACACGATGTAACAAAGGAGAAAATAAATGGCAAAATCAACTATCGGAGTAGGGACTACAGCGAATGATGGTACAGGTGATACCCTTCGTGCAGCAGGTTTAAAAATTAATGACAATTTCAATGAAATCTACAATGCTATTGGCAATGGAACTGCAATCACTCTGGCACCTACAGTAACAGAACTAAATTATGTAGATGGTGTCACATCTGCTATTCAAACTCAATTAGATGCTAAGTCTCCAACGGCTGGATCTTCTAGTATAACCACTCTTGGTACTATCGCTACTGGTGTCTGGAATGGAACTGCAATCGCTGGTCAGTATGGTGGCACTGGAGTTGCAAATACTGGTAAAACTATTACCCTTGGAGGT